GAGCAAGATACCGCTTTCCGCAAGTCTGGCGATCTAGGCGAGATCGTGCAGTTTGAGCCTGTAAAGGTTCAGAAATCCCTATGGGGCGGACGTTTCCTCAAAAATTCCGACCTATTTAATTAACAATATATTCACTAGGAGGTGAAATAATGTCAGAACAAGATAAAGATATAGCCAAGAACTATCCAGGTTCAGGTGGCTCAGGAGCAGAACTTAACTCCCAGGGTGCACTCGTATCAGGTGGTGTTGGTAGTGCTACAGGTCTTGATGCAGCAGCAGCGTCTGTTGGCCGTCAACTTGGAAACACAGCAACAGCAGGCTTTGGAGTAACATCTGGAGATAACGCTGTAAATCCAACTGGAACAGCAGGAGGTATTCTTGCACCAGAACAGGCTCGTCGCTTCATCGACTACGTGTGGGATGCAACAGTACTCGCCAAAGATGGTCGTAGAGTTACAATGCGAGCAAACACAATGGAAATCGAAAAGGTTAACGTTGGAGAGCGTGTCATTCGTGCAGCAGCACAGGGTAGTCAAAACTACACAAATACTGGCGCTACATTTACAAAAGTAGAACTTACTACAAAGAAGATTCGTCTTGATTGGGAAGTTTCTACAGAATCACTTGAAGATAATATTGAAGGTGGAGCACTTGAAGATCATCTAGTTCGCTTGATGACCAATGCATTCGCAAACGATATTGAAGACCTTGCTATTAATGGCGATGGTTCAACAGGTGACTTCCTTTCAATCATGAATGGTTTCGTAAACCAGACACGTAACAGCGCAAGGGTTGGCACAACAGATGCACACGAAGCAGTTGTCTCATTGTCAAATGATGACTGGACAACATCTATCATGCAGAAGATTGTTCTTGCAATGCCACGTAAGTATCGTGCAGTTAAGAGCAACCTAAAGTTTTATGCTGGTACAGATGCATTCTCTGGTATTGTCCGTAACAACGGTACACTAGCAGATGCAATCTCTTCAGCATTCTCTGATCGCATTGGTAGCACACAGCCAAATCGTCAAGCATACCTTGATGGTGGAGCGCAAACAATTGGTGGAGCACGTACAACTCGTGTTCTAGGAATTGATGTAATGGAAGTTCCTTACTACCCAGATGGCTTTGTTGACTTAACATTCCCATCAAACCGTGTTTGGGGATTCCAGCGTGATATTACTGTAAACCGTGAATACAAGCCAAAGAAGGATACAATTGAATACACAGTATTCGTCCGCTTTGGTCTTCAATGGGAAGAACTAGATGCAGTTGCTTATGGCGACGCAGATAGCGTTTCTGAGTAATACTCATAAATAATTGAAAGAGGGGAGTCATGTAACAATGGCTCCCCTTCTTCATATTCTGGTATAATAACGTAGGAGGCTATTATGATTACAATTAATGACTTAAGTAAAAAAACAGTATTTGAGTTAAAAGCCTATGCCAAAAAAAACAATATTGCTTTAAATCAAGCAAAAACAAGAAATGACATTTTAGAAATTATCAATAATTTTGTTCCAGAACCACTTCAAGAAGTAAAAGAAGAAGGAAAAACAGACGAAAAGGTTGCTATATATTCATTAGGAAACCTTCATTGGCAAGGGGTAGGACAACTTATAACTGGGTATAACATTGTTTCAAAAGAGTCTTCGGAAAAATGGCTAACTCTTAAAAAGGTTCGTAACGCAACCCCAGAAGAAGTAGCAAGTTATTACGGTAAATAATGCAAATACTTAGACTTCCCCCCTACCCATTAACTCTTTCTTATACAGTTCCAGATGCATCTACAGAGTATATTATTGTAATTGATGATCTACTGGAGCAAACAGAACTTGAGGTTATTCGTGTTTCTAATGCTCAGAAGGTTTTAACCTATACCCTTAATGACAATTTTCTTAAATATGACAAATCTTATCCCGTTACAATTTACGAAAGCGTTACCGTTTCTGGAGTTCAGGATATTCGTGGAGACATTGTTTTAGAAGACAATTTAGACATTGTAAGACCATATGTAGATCCAGCAACCCTTGGTACAACACCAACAGAAATTACAGAATATACGGAGTATGAAAACCTTGCAAGAACAATAATTGATTCAGTTGTAGGTGGTTTTTATTATAAGAGAACTTACCTAGAAGTTGTTGGCCAAGGAACTGATTACATTCCGCTATGGGATAAAGTACATAAAATTTTAACGGTACATGAAAATGCAGAGTTAGTTTATGACTCATCAGAAGATCCAGCAGCACTTGCTAGTTATAACTATTTAATAACAAAAGACAAGACTGCAATTACAAAGGACCCAGTAGAATTAGTAAAGGCTATAAACCGTGCAGAAAGAAAGCCAGCAAGAATACCATTAGGATACTCAGATTCAATATCTTTATTTGATACAGAAGATAGTGGAAATGTTCAAACAATTAGTGGTGGAGTAGGATTTGCTGAAGGAACAGACTATGTTATTTTATTAGAAACTGGATACAAGGTAGTTCCCTATGATATTCAAGATGCAACAAAAATGCTTATCAATGACATTAAATGTGGAAGACTTGACTATTACAAAAGATATGTAAAGATGTATAGCACAGAGCAGTTTAAGATCGAATACGACAAAAGATTACTTGATGGAACTGGAAACATATTAGTAGATAAAATTTTAGATAAGTACCGTAATAACATTGTTAAACCTGGGATTTTATAATGGAATCATGCGAAGATACAGACTTCATGTATCCCATGAAAGCAGATGTCTACTATCCAATAGTTGAACAAGGAGCCTATGGCAATGTTCAAAAAACTTGGGTTTTTAATAAGACAGTCATTTGTAATTTTTCTAAAGATGGAACGGTAGACGAAGAAGTAAAGCCAAATGTAAACATAACATTAAAAAAAGTCTTAATGGGCAGAACAAAAAGAGACATTAGATTTTCACAAGAAGAAAATACAGAGGCAATAACAAACGTAGTTATAACAAACATTAGAACAAGAACAGATGTTCCACTATACATAGAGACCTCTGGAGTCAGGGCTGGTAAGTCAACAATATATGAGATAGAATCTCAGTCTGTAATCATAGGACCATTTGGAGAACCAGAATATTATGCTTTGGCTATACGCCGTTCAGAGAACCAAGCATCGGATATCTAATGAGACTAGCAATCAATAACACTCAATTTAAAAAAGATATGAACAATATAATTGAGTACTCTTTTGGATACCTTGATGGTGTTCATGCTGGTAAGGTTCAATTTTTTAATAATCTTGGTTTGAATATTTCAGAAATGTTACAAAAATATATTGACTCAAATGCAAGGGTAAATCCAGCAGCACTCCATCACATTTATGAATGGTATCAAGTGGGAAGCCCAAATGCAAGACTATACGATATAAAACATACAGTAAGCAACAATGGACTAACATTTATAACAAACTTTAAACAATCCTCATCAATTAAGGATGGATCAAATGTTCCGTTTTATGAAAAAGCAAGAATAATGGAAGAGGGAATACCAGTAACAATTACACCAAGAAATTCTGATGTGCTTGTATTTGAAAAAGATGGAGAAACAGTCTTTACTAAAAATAGCGTTAATGTAGATAATCCTGGCGGAGATGCCACACAGGGATCATTTGAAAAAGTAATTGATTCATTTTTTACAAAATACTTTACACAAGCATTTTTAAGATCAAGCGGTATATCACAATACTTAGAAAACCCTGTGTTATATAAAAAGAACCTAACAAAAGGAAAAAAGTCAGGAAGATCAAAAGGATTAGATGTGGGTTATAGATGGATAGCAAATGCGGGGTTATTAAATGGCTGATACAGATTTATTAAATACCCCATTAATTTGGATTAATAAATACTTACAATCAAAAGTTGCAGAACTTGCTGATTTTGATAGACTTCCATTTTTCCCATCAACCCCAACAACACTTGATGATTTAACCCAGTCGTTTCCACAGTCAGATGGCGTAATGTGCGTATATGATAGATTATCAAGAATGAATAAAAATAAATTTCCACATATTAAAACGGAACAAATATTGTATTATTTTTATGCCACAGCAGAGAACTCAACAACAAATATGATAAAAATACAAGAGGCAGTCTTAAGGCTAATGGACAGATTTGATGAGACTGCAGAAGAAGTCAATAACTGGTGCTCTATTCGCAAGGTTAACCTAGGAACAGAAGAAGCCCCAAACCTCATAAATAACATGTTTTATTTCCATACCTTCAAGGTTTATCAATTAGAAGAAGCAAGGGATATTATTGACTTTGGCACAGCCAGAACCTATGGTGGCAATAAGTTCATCATTGAGTTTGACTATCATCAGATGCCAGAGATAAATACCCACACTTGGACCCCAAAAGGAATACCAGCAGGCGGGAAAATAACCATATAATAAGATGTTATAATTATGTCTGAGGAAACAAAAACGCCAAAATAACTTAATATCTATTTAAGAAAGAGGTGAATAAATGGCTTATAGTCGTGGAACATCAACCAATATTATCGTAGGTGCTGCAGCATTCTTTATGGCAGACACAACTTTAGTACCAACAGTAACTCCATCATTCGTGAGTTCAGCATCATACAGAGACACTCTCTCTGCATCTGCAACATATGACAATGTAGGTTACACAACCAACGGACTTGAAATGCAGTTCCAACCAGACTTCGGTGAAGTCCAGGTAGACCAGATTCTTGACGTTGCGAAACTTTACAAGCAGGGAATGCAAGTTAGCGTTGCAACTGCTTTTGCTGAAGCCACTCTAGAAAACCTTCTATTGGCTCTAGCAGGCAACAATGATGATTTGACTGGAACAAAGTCTTCATCTACTGGCCGTATCTTGAACCTTTCTGCTGGTGACATTGGAGAATGTCCAGTTGAACGTGGTATTGTTGCTATAGGACCAGGCACAGGCGACTGTGACGATTCTGCTGCAGTAGAGCGTGTATACATTGGATACCGTGCTCTATCAATTGAAAACGTAACAGTTTCAGCAAAGCGTGATGAGGCTTCAATGTTTGAAGTATCATTCCGTCTTCTACCAGAAGATACATCAGGAACATACGGAAAGATCATTGACCGTACACACACAGTTGCATCATAATAATGTTGCAATAATCTAGTTTTAGATTACAACTAGCCCACTTCCTTAATCGGAGGTGGGTTTTTTGTTTGTGGTAGAATTGATAAGATGGCCACAAGAATATATAAGTCAGATATTATTACATTAATAGATGGCGAGAAGATAGAGATTTATCCCTTAAAAATTAAATATCTTAGGGAGTTTATGGAAGCATTCCATTTAATTAAACAATCAGAGAATGATCTTCAGTCAATATCCTATTTGTCAGAATGTGCAAGAATTGCTATGCAACAATATAAACCAGAAATTGCAAAAACAATTGAAGACCTTGAAGACAATGTTGACCTACCTACAATATATAAAATAATTAATATTGGTGGGGGTATTAGCGTTAGCGGAGAAATAGAAGAGCCAGTAAAAGAGCAGGCCCTAAATGATAAAAATAATAGTAGCGGTTGGGATGACTTAGATTTAGCAAAACTAGAGTCAGAGATATTTTTGCTGGGTATATGGAAAGACTATCAAGAATTAGAGGCAAACATATCAATGCCTGAACTTGTAGCAACACTAGCATCAATTAGAGATTTAGACTATCAGGAAAAGAAATTTCTTGCAGCAATTCAGGGTGTGGATTTAGACGGGGAAACAAGTAAAAACAAGGGTCAAAAAGAGTGGGAAGACATGAAAGCAAGAGTCTTTAGCGGTGGTAAAGCAACAGATAGCAATGACGTTCTGGCATTACAAGGAGTCAATGCTCAAAAGGCAGGGTTTGGAATCGGCATGGGTCTTGACTATGGCGATGAAAGAGACCCAAGCCTAATGAAATAAATATTAAATAAATTAAAAATCAGCGTGTTCATGCTATAATTGAGGTAACTTACTGAGAGGAAGTTATGACTACAACAGTTCATGAAGAAAAAATAATTACCCTGATTGATGGAACAAAGATCAAGGTAAGACCTCTCAAGATCTCACTTTTACGTAAATTTATGAAGAAGTTTGAGGGCTTGGGGGCAGTCCAAAATGATAACGATAAGTCTATGACACTTTTGATTGAGTGTGTAGCAATCGCTATGGAGCAGTATAAGCCAGAGTTGGGGGAAAGCATTGAAAAACTTGAGGATGTAATTGATCTTCCTACGGTTTATTCAATCATTGAGGCAGCATCTGGAATTAATCTTTCAGATACCGCTTTACTTGCTTTAGCACAAGAAGAACTCTAACGGTTGAAGGTTAGCGGTTAATGGCAGGAGATACAAATAGCAATATTTTTATAAATATTGATACCTCACAAGCAATGACGCAACTGCGTCTTCTTGAAAAGGAACTCACTACCCTTAACCGCTCCCTCATCGTTGGAACAAAAACTGCAGCAGCAGCGCAATCAAAGTACGCACAATCTCTTTTACATAATGTAAATGCCACTGGTCAGTGGACTGCTTCAATGACAAGAATGAGCACTGCATCTGAGCAGTTTGCTAATAGACTTGATAAACAAAAACTTTCACTTAAAGAATATTTTAGATATGGTGCTGCATCTACCAAGACATTTGGAAAGATGTTTGGCAGTGAATTTGATACGCTTGGAAAGTTAGTTGATAAGCGTGTAAAGACACTGCAGCAACAATACGTCCAATTAGGACGTGATGCCCAAGGCGCAATGAACGCCATGAAGTTTACACCAAAGGCGCTTAACTATAATAATTTAACAACACAGTTAATGGCTGCAAGCCAACGTCATCAGATATTTAATAAACTTATAGATGATGGCTCAACAAAACTACTTAACTTTGGTAAGAATACTCAGTGGGCTGGTCGCCAACTTATGGTTGGTTTTACTATTCCACTTATGTTGTTTGGCTCACAAGCAATTAAAACATTTAAGGAAATTGAAACACAAGTAATTAGATTTAAAAAAGTTTATGGAGATATTTTTACAGATCAAGGAGCAACTGCTGCTGCTTTAAAAAATATTCGTGACCTTGCTGATGAATATACAAAGTATGGACTTAAGGTTTCAGATACAATCAAGATGGCAGCAGATGCTGCAGCAGCGGGTTTCTCTGGTCAAGGACTACAAACACTTGTAGAACAAACAAATAAACTTGCAGTACTTGGTGGAGTAACACAAGAAAAGGCATTAGAAACTACAATTGCTTTAAAGAATGCCTTCCAAATTGATACAGGCGCTATGTCTGGCACAATTGATTTCCTTAACGCCGTTGAAAACCAAACTGTTGTAGCCCTTGATGATTTAACAGAAGCAATTCCAAAAGTTGCACCAGTTATTCAGCAATTAGGTGGAGACGTAAAAGATCTTGCATACTTTATGGCTGCAATGCAAGAAGGTGGAATATCTGCAGCCCAAGGCGCTAACGCACTTAAGTCAGGGCTTGCATCTTTAATTAATCCAAGTAATGCTGCTTCAAAGGCTGCTGCTGCCGTTGGAATTAACATTAAGGGTATTGTTGAAGCCAATGCTGGTAACTTAAGAAATACTGTAACATCATTTGCAAAAGCATTACAACCACTTACAGATCTTGAAAGATCAAGAGTAATTGAAAAAGTATTTGGAAAGTATCAGTTTGCTAGAATCTCTGCACTATTAAATAACATTGGAAGAGAAGGAACACAGGCTGCTCGTGTACTTCAACTAACAAATGCATCTGTTGAAGAACTTGCAATCTTAAGTCAACGAGAATTAAAAATTCAAGCAGATTCTCCAATGAATAAGTTTGTTGGATCTGTAGAAAGATTAAAGGCAGCCATTGCTCCAATTGGTGAATTATTTGCTAAAGTACTCACACCAGCACTTGAATTTATATCAAGAATGGCTGATAAATTTAATAGTCTACCAGATGGAATAAAAAAGGCTATTGGAATTATAACTGTTGTTGTTGGTGGACTAGGCCCACTATTCTTAATGACATTTGGCTTGCTTGCAAACGCAGTTGCAAATTCAGTTAAAGGTTTGCAGGTATTAAGAAAAGGCTATCAACAGTTAGCCTATGGATCAAGTGATGCAGCATTAAAAACACAGTATCTATCACAAGAAGAACTAGAAAATATTTCTATTAGCAATGCGCTTTATTCTAAGCATCAACAATTATCTGCAGCATACCAACTAGAAGCAGCAGCACTTACATCTTTAACAAACGTTTATAGAGGTGCTTCTGTAGCCATGGGTGGTTTTGCAGGACAGAATCCAGGATTATTTATACCTGGAAAAGGCGGTATGCCAAGACGATTTGCATCAGGAACAACTTCAGTACCAGGTCCAAAGGGAGCAGGAGATGTAGTTCCATCTATGCTATCTCCTGGAGAAGCGATTATTCCAGCAAAGCAGTCACAAAAGTATTCAGGTTTTATTAGTCAAATAATTAAAGACAAGGTTCCAGGTTTTGCTGGAGGCTTGTTCCCATCATTTGGTGCAGCAGCAACAGTTGGAAAGGGCATTCCACTATCATCAGGGCCTGCAGCATTCCGTGAAGCACAGCAGGCTAGATATGCAGCAAGAGATGCTGCTCGTAGAGGACTATCTGGAAATGTTGCACCAGTTGTTCCAATCTCTTCAAGACTTTCAGGAATTAAATACTCTGCTGAAGGGTCTAAGGTTCGTGTATCAGTAGGGGATGAGTCATTCTTAATTCCAGCATCAAAACTTGATAACTTTAAATCAAAACTTAAAGAAAACGAAGCCTGGATGATCGCTAATAAGCGAACAGACAATACAGAGCAAGAATTACTTCGCACAATCAAAAGAAAGGGCTATGGAGGAAAAGAAGTTTCTCCTAGCACAATTTATTCAAGACTTCCTAAGTTTAGCAATGCAAGAAACAGTCAGCAGAATCAAGATATTGCAGATAAAAGATTTAAAGCATTGCTTAAATCAAAGAATCCACACCTTTTAAAACTACAAAACTATTTAGTAAATGAAGAAAAAGTTTATCTTGAAAAGGTTTTAGGACAAGATGTTGTTAAATCTTTAAAGGGATGGGATGTTAATAAATTAACACCAAGTCATATTAGAGAAGTTAGATCACAAAATCGTACACCAGAAGATTGGGCACCAAGTAAAATTGCAAGAGACTGGGGTTGGTTTAACTCTGGGTTAAGAGGAACAAAATTTGCAAATATAAAGGGTGGTCATCCTCTTAATGCTGCACAAGCAAGAGAGTTGCTAACTAATCTAGAAAAGACACCATTTGATAAACTTCCAAATGAGAAGAAGGCTCTTCAGGCTGCATTAGAGTACAGGTTAAATCGTAAGCCTTCATATTATGATGACTTTACCTTTACAGATAATGCAATGATGAAGGTAAAGCCAATGAACTTGGCTAGTGGAATTGTATCTGTACCTGGACCAAAGGGTGCTGGAGATATTCAGCCAGCAATGCTTTCTCCAGGTGAATCTGTAATTCCTGCAAAACAATCTGCTAAATACATGCCACTTATTCAGTCAATGGTTGCTGATAAAGTTCCAGGGTATGAGAATTCAAATGTTAACCCATTCTCTGGAACACCAGCACCAGCAGGAATGGTATATACACCATCTGGACTATTAGTTCCAGCAGGCGGAGGACAAGCATCTGCTGCTTCAAGATCACCAGATAGAGTTGAACGAGCAATTGATAAATTCTTTGATAAACCAAGAGTTAAAAAACTTGGTGATAGAATTGATAATTTTTCAGCAAAAGTAAAGACAGCAACTCCAAAAATTGCAGATCTAGGATCAACTGCAGGTTCAGCAGCAGACAGTGCAGCAAGAAATGCACAAGTTGCTTCAACAATGACAAAAGAAGAACTTAAGAATGCCCGTCAGTTAAAGCAGATGAATGGTGCTGGAAAGTCAATGGGTATTGGAATGGCTGCATCAATGCTTCCTATGATGGGAATGGCACAGGCTTCTTCAAATCCAAATGGCATGATGGCAAGAAACATGAGCACTCTAAGTTCTGTTGCTATGCTTGCAATGATTGCTCCAATGCTTAATACTCCAGTAAAACTTCTTGCTTCTGTTGCTATTGGGTATGCCGTTATTTTAAAAATGCAGTCTCAGCAAATTAAAAAAGCAATTATTGAAGGAGATAAATTATCCCAGCAATTTGCAATGACATCAACAAAGTTAGAAGAATTTGGAAAAATAACTGGAAATGTATCAGTAACCCAAATAGAAGAACAAAAAAGACTTGGAAGAACATCTGTTGCACCAGCAGCATCTCAACAATTTGGTGAAAACTTTCTTGGATCTGAAACTGGTAAAAAGTTTAAAGAAGATTTTGATAAATTATCAAAGCAATATGAATCATCTGTTGCTGGACAAATATCTGTTGCACAGTTAGCATCTGCAGTAAATCAAGGAGTTTTGTCTTATCTTCAAGCAGAATCTGTTATTACTAAAATGGCAAGAGATTTAAAGGATCCAAATTTAGAATTCCAGATGCAAGGACAGTTAATGAAAATCCTTGGACCAGATGGACAAGACTTATCAAAAAATCCACTTAAGGTTCAACTTGAATTAATAAAAGCAAATCAAACAGGATTTGATGCTGTAGCCAAAAATTTCCAAGAAGTTGGATCTTCACAACTGGGAATGTACAGTAAAGGAGAGTTTGCTGGCCTTGCAGGTGGCACAGTTGCTGGAGGTATAGTTGGACTAAAGGCTTATAATTTATCACTTGCTGCAATTGCAACAGAGGCTGGAGCAGCGACTACTAACTTAAGCCTAATGGGACAATCAATTAAGGCTATTGGTCCAGGAAGAATAACTGCAGTTGCTGCGGTACTAGGAACAATAGCAACAAGAGTATTCCAAAGAGGAAAAGAAGCAGAGGCAATTGGAGCAGCAGCAGGAACACTTCAGGGTGTTGCCTCTCAAAACTTTGCTGCTATTCAACAGTCTGCTGATGCACTAAGTAATCAGTATAGTATTCAAATAGGAAACCTCTCTCTTGAAAAAGATAGAACAACTAACTTACAAGAAATTGAAAGAATTACATCAAGAATCACTACTCTTGAAGCAAGTAGAACAGCAGGGCTAGATGCTCTGGCTAAAAAACAACAAGAAGTTTTAGATTTATATCTAGGAGTAGTTAAAAACTATCAGAGCAATAAAGAAGGCATAGGACAAAGTTCTGCAGAAGTATTTACAGACCCATTTGCATTCTTACCATTTGTTAAATCTAAAGATGAGAAGATGCTTGCAAAAACAATGGATGCTGCAATTATTGGAATGCAAGAAGCATGGAATAATAGCATAGGTTCAAAACTTCTTGGACAACAACTTCAAGGAATGAATATTGAAGATGTAATTAGAATATCACTTCTTGTTGAATCAAAATCAATTTCACCAGAACAAATGTTAGTTCTTAAAGATGTAGTTGAGCGCAATGGCAAAGATATAAATCAAGTTATTAAATTTGCACTAGAAATAACAGATGCAGAAACACTTGGTAGAATTACAACACTTCTTGGAAGATTTGAAAATACTACAAAGCAAAAGGGATTCCAAAATTTAACTGATCAACTGCTTGGAAAAGATCCAGCAAAACTTAAGAGTGTTCTTACAGCCCTTGAAGAATATGCAAAGGCTCCAGATACAATTCCAGTAAATATGGGAATGGAAATTGATCAAAGTGATATTGATAGACTTGCTG